GCGGCGTTAACGGCAACGTTAGCACGACCCCTCCTGGCGTAAGCGGTACTACAACTGGTAGCGTCAAAAAAGGTAATGCTGGCGGCTACAAGACTGGTGGTGCAGCAAAAAAGTTTGCTGACGGTGGGGCTGTCCAGAGCGATGGTCGTGCCGTCAAGATGCCACAAGGTAATAAGCGCCCTTCGGCGCCTGTAAGCATTAACCAACTGTCCGGTACCTTCAAAAAGGGCGGCAGTGTTAAGAAGTTTTCTACAGGTGGCTTAGGCGAAACTGAGAAGCGCTTGCTTCGTGAGGCTCAAGAGGAAAAGCTAGATCGTAAGGGTCGTGAGGCATTTGAGAATGTGCCAAAGGTCCAGAAGGAACTCGACGAGGCAATGAATCCTATGAGCATGATGAAGGAAATGGCCGGTAAAGTTAAGAAGTTGTTTACCGGCTCTGAGGTGCCTAAGGGTTCTGTTACCAAGACTGAGAAGTCAGTAACGGTCGCCCCAGGCAAAAAGCGTGGCGGTGCTTGCTAAATAAGGTGGGGGCTTCGGCCCCTACTTTTAATTGGAGATTTCAATGTCAACATTGACAAATGTATTTGCAGAACACGCTGATGCTACGGGTACTATTTATGCCGGGGCAGCAAACCTTGCCGGGTATCAACTTGCTTCTGGCGGCACTGCTGGCGAGATTGTTTTCCGTGATGGTGGATCAGGCGGGACAGAGCGTTTGCGAGTAAATATCACAGTTAATACTGCTGTAATCTCAACGTTAATCCCCGGTAATGGAATTCGATTCACAACTAACATTCATGTCACGCTGCCAGCTAATTCGTCTGTTACTATTTTCTGTGGCTGATCATGCCAGCCAAATCTAAATCCCAGTTCCGGTTAATGCAGGCTGTTGCGCATAACCCTAAGATTGCGAAGAAGGTTGGCATCCCAGCCTCTACTGCCGCTGAGTACGTTCAATCTAACGTGGGTAAGAAGGCCTACAGCAAGCTCCCAGAGGCTAAGGCTGCCTCTTATAAAGAGGGAGGTAAGTCAACGGTAAACGAGGCAGGCAATTACACCAAGCCAGAATTACGCAAGCGTATTTTTAACAATGTAAAATCTCAAGCTACGGCTGGAACAGGCGCTGGGGAGTGGTCTGCTCGAAAAGCGCAAGTTGTAGCAAAGCGTTATAAAGACGCAGGTGGTGGTTATCGTGATTAAAAAGCCACAACAATCACTGAAGGCTTGGGGCGACCAAAATTGGACGACCAAGAGTGGTAAAAAATCCTCTGAAACTGGTGAGCGATACCTTCCAGAGTCTGCAATCAAAAGTTTGAGCCCTGCTGAGTATGCTTCAACGACCAAAGCAAAAAGAGCAGGCAAGGCCGCAGGGAAGCAATTTGTAGCGCAACCCAAAAAGATTGCGCAGAAAACAGCCAAATACAGGTTTTGACTATGCCAAAAAATAATGCATCAATAGCTAAATCTTTAAAAAAATCTGGGTTTTATGATGCTGGCAAAAAGAAACCAGATCGGCTGAGTATTATTAATAACGTAACAACTAAACCTCAACGGTTAGAGATGGTTGATAAATTATTTCTAGAAAAAAAGTTAAAAAGTGGTGGTGTGTCTCTTGCTGTTGGCCGTGGCGAGAAGATGCCCGTTGAGCGTGGCGCTGGGTTAACGCAAAAAGGCCGCGAGAAGTATAACCGCGAGACTGGATCTGAGCTCAAGGCTCCGCAGCCAGAGGGTGGGAAGCGCCGAGACTCATTCTGCGCGAGAATGGGTGCAGTAGCAGAAAAGAGTGAAAAAGGTAGTAGGTCCCGAGCTTCGATGAAGCGTTGGAATTGCCCCGGTTGGTAAGGAGAATATTATGCCAAGATCAGCAGCAGATGCATTTGCAGAATTAAACTCGGAAATAGAAGGTGGTGCAGTTAATGTTGCTCCACAAGGTGAATTTTCTGAAGAAGAAAAACAAAGATTTAGACAAATGCGAACATCGGGTAAGCGAACAAAGTTAAAAGATATGAACCCGTTGGACAGAGAGCAATTTGAAAAAGATCGGCTTATGTTGGAACAAATTGGTAAGAAAAAAGGTGGCGCTATTTCTACAAGTAAGATTAGCACTGCAAGTAAGAACAAAAATCAATGTAACTGGTAATCAAGGCTCATATGGCTAAAGTTAAAAAGATGGCTGATGGTGGATTGACCGACATGGGCCCAGACATGAGCGCTAATGCTGCTACGGGTATCGATAAGATATCTGAGGGTGCGCAGGCGCTTGGCTCGTCTCTCAACCAGATCAACCAGGCTGTGGGAACGTCTACGCCGGGCTTTCAGGCCATGACCACCTTATCCCCGTCCCCTGCCGGTAGCTTAGGCCGTCAGCTCGGGTACAAGAAGGGCGGTAGCATCAAATCAAAGGCAAGCACGGGCGAGTCTCGCTCGAAAAAATCACCTGGATGGTAAGGGGTTGTTATGTCATATTCTGGGTCAGTTGGCACTACAGTCATTAATGTCCAGACGTTAATTGATCATGGCGCCCGTCGCTGTGGGAAATTAGCGGAGGAGTTGACCTCTGAGCAGTTATTGTCAGCGCGACAGTCACTGTTCTTTGCCCTTTCGCACATAGCGAACTTAGGCATTCAGTACTGGGCAATTAATAAGAAGGTTATCGGCCTCAACGCCGATCAGTACATCTACGAGATGCCTCTCGGTACAGTTGATGTGCTCAACGTCCTCTACCGGCAGATGAGCCGCCCTGTTGGTAGCTACTCAAGCTCTGCCGGCGGCGTGGTAGCAAACGTGGCTGATAGTGATATTGACACCTTCTGTCAGCAAAATTCCGCTAATGGCAACATTCAGGTGGACTATGGAACTGATAATCCTATTTATGCTGGCAGTATTGGGATTCTTCCTTATGTTGCTGGTGGCGGTTCTGCTACTTGGTCCGTTATTTTTGAGTACTCCACTGATGGAGCTACTTGGAGCACTCTTGATGACCTTGGGTCTGTTGTAGTCAAAGATAATCAATGGATTTGGACTGACGTTGATCCTGGCCAGACCGTTGAATATTACCGTGTACGTGTTTATGGCGGCGCGACGCTGGCATTGCGTGAGTTTTATGTAGGTAATAACTCGCTTGAGGTCCAGATGTCCCGTCTCAACAGGGACGATTACACGAACCTGCCAAACAAGAACTTTACTGCCAATCAACCGTACCAATTTTGGTTCAATCGGACGATCCCGCAGCCAGGTCTTTACTTGTGGCCCGTTCCTAGCGACCCGTTTATTCAGATGACGACGTGGTACTCGCGTCAGATTATGGACGTTGGCGCCTTGACAGACGAGCTTGAAGTGCCGCAGCGGTGGTATGAGGCGGTTATTTTTATGCTGGCGCATCGGATGTCGCTAGAGCTGCCTGCGGTGTCGGATAACCGCATTACGTACCTTGAGAGAATGGCTGAGAAGTACTTCTTTGAGGCAGAGCAGGAAGAGCGAGACAAGTCGCCGATTTATCTTTCAGCAAATCTTTCGGTATATACCGCCTAATGCCAATATTCTTAGACACAACTGGCCTGACAAGTCTTGCAATCGGTATCTGTGACCGGTGCAAGATGAAGCGCACGTTTGTCTCATTGCAGTCGGACCCGAACTTCCCTGGTCTGCGCGTATGCGACCAGGGTTGTAAGGATCAGTTCGATCCGTATAGACTACCTGCTAGGAAGACGGAGCGCATTAATTTGAGATTTCCTCGCCCAGATACGAGCGTTGCGGTACAGCCAAACGCTATTGTGACTGGGACGAATGGTGACTTTGATTTATCGACAAACCAAAACACGCAGACCCCAGAAAATAATGGGAATCTTGACATCATTTCCCCGAGCGAATAATGGCACAAGTTACGATTACCCAATTGCCGGCAGCGCAGGCGCTAACAGGCACTGAATCGGTTCCAATTAGTCAGAATGGCCAGACGGTCCAGACGACGACGGGGGCGATTGCGAACTCGCCTACCCAGCAGCAGACGTTTCTTACGGTAACTAATCAGCCTACGCTGCCTAATTCAAGGCAGCTACAGGGATCAACCGGTGTTGGCTTAGTTGACACGGGCGCTCTTGGTACTTTGGCTGTTACGTTGAACGGCGTATCAGGCAGCCTAGAGACCTGCGCTGATGGGATGATCTCAAAGTCCAGCGGGGCAGTCGTTGGCCGCACAATCACCGGGAGTGTTACTGGGGTGGCGGTTACTAACGGCACTGGCGCAGGCGGTAACCCTGTAATCAGCCTAGATGGCACCGTAGGGACGATTAACGGCCTCTCTGGTACTGGGATCATGGGATTGGTCGGCGGCGCCTCTGTGACCGCTTTAGAGATCCTTGGGACGGCTAGTGAGATCTCGGTTGCTGACGGTACGGGGCCAGGGAATCCAACGATTGGATTGGCTGATAATCCGGTTATACCTGGCGTTGAGGGCATGGTCTTGCCTATCGGGTCAACTGGGGACCGTCCTGGTGGCGCTATAAACGGCGAGGCTCGATATAACTCAACAACAAGCCGATTTGAAGGCTATCAAAATAATAGTTGGACTAGCTTTGGATCTGGCGACGGTACGGTTACGTCGGTGGATGTATCTGGTGGCGCGACTGGCTTAACGACCACGGGCGGTCCGGTTACGGGATCCGGCACCATCACCCTTGTAGGCACCCCAATAAGCGCAACAAACATTGCCGGTGGTGCTGCAAATAAGATTCCTTACCAGGCCTCGCCGAGTAACACGAGTTTTGTTGACGCTCCGGTATCGGCTGATACGTTCCTCAAATGGGACGGGGCAGCGTTTGCTTGGGACACGGTTGCTGGTGCGGGTACGGTAACGTCGGTTAGCGGCGCTGGGACGGTTAACGGCATTACATTGACTGGGACGGTTACTTCCTCTGGGAATTTGACGCTTGGCGGCACATTGTCTGGGGTCAGTCTTACCACGCAGGTAACTGGCACCTTGCCTGTTCTGAACGGCGGCACAGGGGCTACAGATGCCTCAACGGCGCGTTCTAATCTAAGCGCCGCGGCTAGTGGGGCAAATACAGACATTACGTCTGTTGCGTTGACTACGGGCACAATTACTACAACCCCATCGGCTAATACTGACATTGCTAACAAGTTATATGTTGATACTGCTGCTGCCACTGGCGTTGCTAGTTTTAGCGCTGGCACTACGGGCTTCACGCCAAACAGTGCAACCACGGGCGCTGTGACTTTGGCGGGTACATTAGCGGTTGCTAACGGCGGCACGGGGATTACAAGCTTTGGCGCTGGTGTAGCAACATTCCTTGGTACGCCTTCAAGTGCAAATTTAGCGGCTGCGGTAACGGACGAGACCGGCTCTGGGTTGTTGGTGTTTGGCACAAGCCCATCGCTGACGACCCCTGCTATCAGCGGCGGGACTATTAATAATTCCGTTATTGGTGGAAATGTTCCTGCTGCGGCTACGTTTACTAATGCAGCGTTAACGACTGGTACGGTTGCCACCTCCCCGTCTGGTAATTCTGATATAGCCAATAAGGCTTATGTTGACCTGATGACGAGCACGAGCATCAGTATTCATACGCCGGTAAGACTAGAGTCTCCTAGTACGGTAGGGAATTTAACTGCTACCTATGTTAATGGTGGAACGACCCCTACATGGA